TAAAGCCATTATTAAAAAACACCAACTTACTATTGCTACTAAAGGCATCATTAATAATTTCAATAAAAAATTTATTACTACTCTCATTTTAATTTTGTTTTAGGTTTATAAATCGCACTAATCATATATTTTAACGTTGTATGCAATTAAAAAAGACATACAACATTGTATAAGTAAACATAAAATTTACTTAGTGTAATCTTCTATTTCAATCACATCAGAATATCTGTTTATGTTTCCATATCTTGCCCACCAAGTTTTTCCTTGTGAAAATGTTAGTTCGTTTGCATCTCTTGTAAATTGGTGTTTATACCAAACCCCACCTTTTAATTTTCTCCAAAACTTGTATCGTTTCATATTCGTAAATTTTTCGTTTCTTATACTTAGCGTTACCAATGCATACCCTCCATTGAGGTACTAGACTCTATTATCTGGCACTTATCTTT